CCCACCCCCATATGCTATAAACCCACCGTGCAAATCGTTCCAGAACAACACGTTCCGGTTGTTGACGCAGTCCTCCTATCGGATATCCCGATGTTGGAGAGGGCGCGGCTTGCCTGTAATACGGCGAGGGAATTGTTTGGAGATGCCCCGGAACCGGGTGAAGACGACAAAGCCCGTGCCAGAGAAGCGTTCAAGGCGTTCACGGATGCGGGTGGGGAGAAAGCCCCGTCGATGTCTGTTGTTGCTACCTACCCCAACGCCTCCCTCGCCTACCTAGACCGGATGCTCTCCGAGTACGACCACGAACTTATTAACTCGGCGGTGCGTATCCGGGAGTACACCAAGAACAAACTGCTGGTGGAGTCGGAAAACCCTGACGGTAAGATCAGGATCAGGGCTTTGGAACTGCTTGGCAAGATGAAGGATGTGGGTTTGTTCACAGACCGCATTGAAGTGACGCACAAGACCAAGACCGATGCGGAACTGGAGGAGGAACTCCACAAGAAGCTGGAACGCTATATGGGTAGCGCGTTGGTGGTCGAGGATGCAGAGGAAGCGGAGGAAGATGATGAGGATTCGGGCGCACCACTCCCTCCAAAACACGGCGATATTACCCAACTTGATGGTTTAATCGACCAATTAACCCCCTGACAAGCGTGGAAGTGCCCAACACCACCCTGTCAACGCTCAAAAACAACCTTCACAGGTTAAATTCAGCCCAAAAAGAAGAAGTTTTACTACTTATCGCCGAGTTGGATAGGCGTAAGCTGGTTAAAACCGCCCGAATATCCCTCCTAGCCTTCATTAAGTTCATAGAGCCGGACTACAAGGTAGGCGAACACCACAAACGCCTAGCTTCGCTGCTGGAATGCCTCGCTAACGGTACAAAAGACCGCATCTCGGTCAATATTGCCCCCCGGTTTGGTAAATCCCACCTTGTTTCGTACTATTTTCCTGCTTGGTTCCTAGGTATACACCCGGAGCAGAAGGTAATGATGGTGTCCCACACGGCGGATTTGGCTGTGGACTTTGGTCGGAAGGTGCGAAACCTGATTGCCAGTGAAAAGTATCAGGAAATCTTTGGGGGTAAAGATGGAGTCGAACTTAGCCAAGACAGTAAATCCGCAGGACGCTGGCATACCAACCATGGGGGTGAGTACTTCGCGGTTGGTGTCGGAGGTGCCATCGCGGGGCGCGGTGCGGACTTGTTACTTATTGACGACCCGCACAACGAGCAAGACATCATCAACGGAAACCTTGATGTGTTCGACAAAGCCTACGAGTGGTTCACTACGGGGGCGCGAACCCGGCTGATGCCGGGGGGCAGGATTGCAATCGTCCAAACCCGCTGGGCTACCAATGATCTGACCGGTAGGGTGGTCAAAGACATGATCATGAACGAGGGGGCCGATCAGTATGAGGTGGTGGAGTTCCCGGCGGTGCTGGAGAAGGAGGTCAAGGACGAGGAGGGGGACATCCAGTTGGTTCTAAAATCCCTGTGGCCCGAGCAGTGGCCGTTGGAAGCCCTCCTTAAGACCAAAGCCTCAATGCCGTCCTATCAGTGGTCGGCGCAGTATATGCAGAACCCCACCTCTGAGGAGGGGGCCATCGTGAAGCGGGAGTGGTGGCGGGTCTGGCAGGATGAGACACCCCCCAAGTGCGACTTCATTATCCAGTCTTGGGACACGGCATTTGAGAAACACAACCGGGCGGACTATAGTGCGTGTACGACATGGGGGGTTTGGTGGCCTGAGAAAGACCCCCACGATAACCCCATTGGCGCAGCCAACATCATCGTGCTGGACAGCTTCAAAGATCGGATGGAGTTTCCGGAACTGAAGAAAGTGGCGTTGGAGCATTACACTCTGTGGAACACAGAGGCTACCCCGGTGTCGTTGATTGTTGAGAAGAAGGCTTCCGGCGCACCGCTGATTTACGAACTACGTGCCATGGGCATACCCGTGCAGGAGTACACCCCGAGTAAGGGGCAGGATAAGATAGCGCGGTTGCATTCGGTGTCGGACTTTTTTGCTTCGGGGATTGTGTGGGCACCGCAGACTCGCTGGGCCGAGGAGTTGGTTGATGAGGTTGCAGAGTTCCCGGCGGGGGCGCACGACGACTTGGTAGATGCGACAACGCTGGCGTTAATGAGGTTCCGACAGGGCGGGTTCTTGCGGTTGGCAAGCGACGAGAAAGACCCGATAAAAAGATTTAAGTCCCGACGAAACATTGGGTATTACTAAGGATACGAAATGGCTACTAATGTAGATAAAGCACTATACCAAGCCCCGCAGGGGTTGGAAGCCATTGTTGAAGAACCCGCACTGGAGATAGAGATCGTTGACCCGGAGTCGGTCAAGATCAATGGCGAAGAGATTTTGCCGGAAGAAGGCGAGGGCTTTGAGGCCAACCTTGCGGAAGATATAGACGAACGTGATCTGGCAACGCTGGCAAGTGAGTTGCTGGGAGACTATGAGTCGGATATCTCGTCCCGTAGAGATTGGCTGGATACCTACGTCAAAGGGTTAAAACTGTTGGGTCTTAAATACGAAGAAAGAACAGAACCATGGCCCGGTGCCTGTGGTGTGTTCCACCCGCTTTTGATGGAGTCGGCGGTCAAGTTCCAGTCAGAAACCATCATGGAGACATTCCCCGCGATGGGGCCGGTCAAGACGCTGATCATTGGGAAAGAAACCCCGAGCAAGAAAGAAGCAGCGGTTCGTGTGCAGGACGACATGAATTACCAACTGACTGAGGTGATGAAGGAGTACCGCCCCGAGCACGAACGGATGCTGATCTCCATGTGCCTGTCGGGTAACGCCTTCAAGAAGATTTACTTCGACCCTTCCGTTGACCGGGCGGCGGCACCGTTTATTCCCGCCGAGGATATTGTGGTGCCTTATGGAGCGACAAGCCTTGAGGCAGCAGAGCGGGTTACGCACCGGATGCGTAAGACAGAAAACGAGATGCGCCGGTTGCAGGTGGCTGGGTTCTACCGGGACGTAGACCTTGGTGAGCCGACACGCATCATGGACGATGTGGAGAAGCAAAAAGCCAAGGAACAAGGGTTCAACGCCTCAGTAGATGACCGTTTCCAACTCCTTGAGATGCACGTTGATCTGGACTTGGAAGGGCATGAGGATGTGGGTAAGGACGAAGAACCCACCGGTATCGCTTTGCCCTATGTAGTAACCATTGAGAAAGGTACACAGACGATATTGTCGATTAGAAGGAATTGGCTGGAGGATGACAAGAAAAAACTCAAGCGCCAGCACTTCGTACACTATGGATACATCCCCGGCTTCGGGTTCTATTACTTCGGCCTGATCCACCTGATTGGTGGGCATACACAAGCAGCAACCTCCCTCCTTCGCCAGCTTGTAGATGCGGGAACCCTGTCCAACCTGCCCGGTGGTTTGAAATCTCGCGGGTTGCGGATCAAAGGTGATGACACACCAATTGCGCCGGGGGAGTTCAGGGATGTAGATGTGCCCTCTGGAGCCATCCGCGACAACATCCTGCCGCTACCATACAAAGAGCCAAGCCAGACGCTGTCGGGGCTAATGGACAAGATCGTGCTGGATGGGCAGAAGTTTGCTGCTACCGCTGATCTGAACGTGTCGGATATGTCCTCACAGGCTCCTGTGGGTACGACATTGGCGGTGCTTGAGCGGCTGTTGAAGGTTATGTCAGCGGTTCAGGCAAGAATTCACTACGCCATGAAACAGGAATTCCAGCTTCTCAAACTCATTATCCGTGACAATACGCCTAAGGAGTATAGCTACGAGCCGGAGTTTGGGGATCGCAAGGCCAAGCAGTCTGACTACGATCAGGTCAATGTCATCCCGGTGTCTGACCCTAACGCCTCAACAATGGCGCAGAAGGTTGTGCAGTATCAAGCAGCCATGCAAATGGCCCAAGGCGCACCGCAACTCTATGATTTGGCCTATCTGCACCGCCAGATGTTGGAGGTCTTGGGGATAAAGAATTTTGAGAAGATCATCCCATCAGAGACTGACATGAAACCGGTTGATCCGGTGTCTGAGAACATGGCAATCCTTAATGGTAAGCCGGTTAAAGCCTTCATGTACCAAGACCATACGGCGCATTTGGGGGTTCATATCTCAGCAACTAAAGACCCCAAGATCATGCAGATCATGGGGCAAAACCCCCAAGCCCAAGCAATTATGGCGGCTGCACAGGCCCACATCATGGAGCACGTGGCGTTTCAATACCGTTCCGAGATTGAGCAACAACTGGGTGCAGCCTTGCCTCCGATGCCCGATAAAGACTCGGACGAGGAAGACTTTACGTTGGCCCCGGATGTTGAGGTTCAACTTTCTGTTCTCGTTGCACAAGCCGCACAGCAACTGCTCCAAAAAAACCAAGGGGAAGCCGCCACTCAAAAGGCCCAGCAACAGCAACAAGACCCGCTCATCCAGATGCAGCAGCAAGAACTCAAGATCAAGGAGTCCGAAGTTCAGCGCAAGGCCAAGAAGGATGCAGCCGATGCAGCCGGTAAAGCCGATGAGCTAAAACTGCGTGAGACTGAGATCAATAACCGGATGGAGATTGATGGGGCAAGGCTTGGTGTGGAGATTAAGAAGCACCAGACAGATACCCAGAACAAGCAGGAACTTGAAGGAACAAGGCTGGGTATCGACATAGCAAAAAGCAGGGCGCAAGCATCCCGGCCCCCAAAAGGGGGGACTAACCAATGACAATAGTCGTAGACCAGACGCTTAAATTTATTGTGTCCAAGCTGGACGAGCGGTGCACTGAACTGCGGGAACTTATCGCACAAGGGGGCATCAAGGATTTTACGGAGTACCACAAACTTTGCGGGGTCATCCAAGGCCTGACATTCGCAAAAGAAACAATTACGGGTCTTGCAAAACGCTTGGAGATTGAAGACGATGAGTGAAATCTTGATTGGGGCGAACGAAACGCCCTTACCAGAAACAGCAGAGAAGAAAGCTAAACAGATACCGATCCCCTCCGGGTTTCATATTCTGTGCATGGTTCCTGAAGCAGAAGACAAATTTGATAGCGGGATTATCAAGGCAGATGCAACCGTGTTTGCCGAAGAACGCCTGACTACAGTGCTGTTTGTCATGGAATTTGGGCCGGATTGCTACAAAGATGAAAAGCGATTCCCAACTGGCCCTTGGTGCAGGAAAGGTGACTTTGTTCTGGTACGTCCCAATACGGGATCAAGGCTGAAAATCCACGGTAGGGAATTCCGCATCATCAATGACGATGCCGTTGAGGGAGTAGTTGACGATCCTCGCGGTGTTGCAAGGGCATAGGAGCAGCACATGGACGAATATAAGTTTCCGCATGAAATAAAAAACGCAGACGCAACCGATAAAACTGGGGAAACTGACGACCCCGGAATTGAAGTTGAAATTGTTGACGATGCCCCCCTTGCGGATCAAAAACGGTTACCGCTCCCTAAGAACCAAGTAGCGGAGTTGGAGTCTGATGACCTTGAGGCTTACGACGGTAAAGTAAAGTACCGTTTAAGCCAGATGAAAAAAGTCTGGCATGACGAGCGCCGGGAAAAAGAAACGGCTGTTCGGGAGCGTGAGGAAGCCTTTAACTATGCTCAGGCAAAAGACAGGGAGATAAGGCAGCTACGTAACCAAATTGGGCACGGTGAACAGATGTTTGTCACTGAGGTCACCAAGTCTGCTACGAGCGAGATCGCTACTGCCAGAGAACACCTTAAAAAGGCTTATGAAGCGGGGGATTCCGATCTAATTGCTGACGCGCAGGAGGAACTAACTGACGCGAAACTTCGGATGCGGGATATTCAGTCCCTAAAACCCACTTTACAAGTTGAAGATAATGATGTACAACAAGCTCAACGGCCTAGCACACAGGCTCCAGTTACTGATAGCAAAGCAGAATCATGGCGGACGAAAAACACATGGTTTGGCGTTGACAAGAAGATGACTGGGTTTGCGTTAGGTTTGCATCAGGAACTGGTTGAATCGGGAGTAGACCCCCGCAGTGATGACTACTACGAAAAAGTCAACATTGAAGTAAAACAGGCTTTTCCTGATAGGTTTGAAGAGGAAGACCCCGGCCACACGGATGTGCAGGATAAGTCTTCCCAGCGTACCAAAGCATCATCGGTTGTTGCTCCGGTTTCACGGACTTCTGCGCCGCGACGAATACGGCTTACTACGTCCCAGTCAGCCCTTGTCAAACGACTTGGACTCACGCCAGAAGCGTATGTACGTGAAATGATGAAATCGGAGAATGATAATGGCTGAAAACCGCTTGGCACGTGATTCGGAATCCCGCGAAACTACTCAACGTCCGTCACGTTGGGCGCAACCAACTGGTCTGCCCACCCCCCAACCGGAGGAAGGGTACGCATTCAGGTGGGTTCGGACGGCACTGATGGGGCAATTTGACCCCACGAATACGTCTGCAAAGTTTCGTGAAGGTTGGGAACCTGTAAAAGCGGAATCGCAACCGCAAATGCATGCGTTTTCCGATCCTAACAGCAGGTTCAAAGGCAATATTGAGATCGGGGGGCTTCTACTGTGCAAAATTCCAAGGGAATTTATGGAACAACGCGCTGCTTTTTACCGTAAAGCCTCAGACGATCAGGTAAAAGCCCTTGATAACAACTTTATGCAAGCCAACGATCCCCGTATGCCGCTTTTTAGTGAGCGCAAAACAGGTGTTACGTTTGGTCGTGGTAGCAAATAACTAATCTAACAGGAGTCCTTAATGGCTTATCCTACTGTTTCAGC